ATCCAGTCCTCGACGTCTTGTTGGCGATAGCGAACGTGCCCACGTGGGCCGCCGCCGAGCTTGATGAACTTTGGCCCCCGGCCTTGCATGCGCCAGTTCTCAAGGGTGCCAGGTGAAATCTTGATCAACTGGGAAACCTCCTGCGGCGTCAGCATCTGGTTTTCAAACTTCTCCATATTGCTCTCCAGGTGGGCCGCCCGAAGACGGCCCGGGGTTATCACTCAGCTGCGGGTGCGGGTGCGGCGGCTGCCTGCTCCTGCGCGGCCTGGACCTGCGCAGCGGCTTGCTTTTCCAGGTTGTTCAGGAACACCCAGGCGTTGGACTTCGTTGGCAGGTCGCCCAGCACGGAGCGCACAAAGTTGTACTCGTCAGGGGTCAGTTCGAATTTCAGGGTTTGCATGGTTTTTCTCACTTGGGGTTGTATGTGCCCAGCAGGACGGGCACGGTTTTTACGGTTTCGCGGACCAGGTCGGCCAGCTCGGTTGCCATTTCCTCTTCGTGCTGCTCCAGATTCTGGACACGCAGAGTGATGGTTGGTTTGTCGCCGCCGGTGCGCACGCCAAGGCGCAACACAAATAGGCGCGATGCAAGGCCGTGGTAGGGCACGGTCTCGAAATAAACCAGCGTCGGCAGCGGCTCAGTGCTGGTCGCTTGGATGCTCTCGAAGGCGCTGCGGCTGGCCGCGTGCTGCTTCTCGGTGTTCTCCATCTTGCGCATGGACTCGATGGTGACCTTGCGAACAGCGGCGATTGCCTTGGGCACGGGGATGGTGCCCTCGTCGTTGAAGCAGGTGACCATGCTGGGCCAGTCCTCCAAGAACTCGGCGATGGTTTGCTGGCTGTGGCCCTGGCCACCAGCGACCGCCAGCATGGCCAAGAAAGCGGCCGTGCGGCGGGCTTCGAGCACAGCCAGGTTGTCGGCTTGGCCTGGCTCTTGCGGGTCACCCAAGTTGAGCACCGCTGTGGCGGCCATCGCTTGCGCGTTGACGAACACTGTGGCCCCTGCCTCTGCGTGTGTGCCCACATATTCAGCGAAAGACTGCATGGTGTTGGTTTTCATCACGCCAATTGCGCGGCGGCGAAAGGTCTGGTGTTTTTCCAGATCGTGCAGCTTGAAGTCGCTGGGCAGCGCGGTGAAAAAAGCCGCTGTGACGTTTGTGTTGGCGGCGTTAATAGCCTCTGACATTTGCAGGGCTTCGATGGCTTGTTTGTCGATCATGGTGTCTCCAGGTGGTTAAACCAGCTCACCCTGCTTGCCCATCAGCGAGGGCTGAGCGAGCGAGAGAGCGCCGTACTTGCCAACGTGCAGGACGGTTGCGCGTTTTTCTTCTTCACCAGACTTGCCGTCCAGCGTGGGTTTGACGAATTTGAGCGTGTGCTCGCATCGCACCTGGCCGGTACCAGGAATCTGGGAAAACGACAGCTTGATGTTGACCTCGCCGACCTTGTCGTGGTCGGTGCAGGCAGCGGCCACTTGGGACAGGGCAATGGAGAGCTTGCGCTCAAAAATGCCGCCGTCCAGATCGGTGAAGAACTCGGACACGTCGGTTGCCGCTGCAACGCTGATGGGGGATGGTTTGTTGTCGCTCATGATGGGCTCCTGGGTTTAAATCGCTGGGTTTAGATTGCGTCGGCGTTGTCGTTGTTGGCAACGCGCTCGATGGGCACACCGGCCTCGACATAATCGCCGACGTCAGCAGTGCTAGGGTTCTCAATCGAAAAGCGATCCTTGACCAGGTGGCGCAGCACTTGGGCTTTGCTGCCTGCGCGGACAAGGCGGATGTTGTCCTCGTTGCCGATCTCTTTGATGAGGTAAATGCGGTATTCCATGGGGTGCTCCTGTTGGTAAAAAATGGGTGGGGCTACTCGCTGCGTCTGTTCCGATAGCGATCCGGTGCTTAGATAGCAGGTGCCTTAGCCACGGCTAAGCCGTTAAGGTTTTTCGGCAATCCAACAGCATCCGCTTTCGCCCCAAAACTTAGATGGGGCTGTCGTGCTCTTCGGTGGGCTGGCCAGCGTCCTGGTAGTCAGGATCCGGACGCGTCTCGGGCATGTCAATCACGCCGTCGTCGTCCGATGCCTGCGCTGGGGCCTGTTCCGCGACCTTTTGCAAGCGGCTGGGGCGCTTGGCAGCCGATGGCTTTTCAGGCTCCTGTGCGGCCTCTGGCGCGGCCTGCTCGGGCATGAACAGCTCGTCGTCCTCTTTAATCATGCCGTCGATGTCGGTGCTCAAAGGCAAGCGTTTGCTGTGGCGGCGCACAACAGTCTTCTTGGCCATCTCAGCGAAGTCTGTCTGCCAAGGGCCGGAGTTGCCCGAGCGGCTGCGGGCGCGGATGGCGTTGACGTCTTCGACGCTCATCACCTCGCGGGACTTCTCGCCGTCCTTCATGGTGACGATGGAGTAAACCGCGATCAGTTTGCCCCGGTTGGAGAGCGATGGCTTGTGCGTGATGTGTTCCTCATCGCCCAGGCAGAAATCAAACTGGTCGTTTTCGTAGACCGCCTGAACGGACCAGGTGCTGATCTCGCCCGAGTTGCGCACCAGCTTCATGATGCCAGCGACCATCGGCATGAACTGCGCTTGGTTTTTGAAGGTGACGATCGCGCCCTCTCGGCCGTCTGGCAGCAAGCCCATCTGGCTGGCGCGCATCGCGCTGGCAAACAGCGTGCGGCGGTCGGCGTCCAGCAGGGAAGGGGTCATTTGCACAGCGGTCATCACGACGCGAACAAATCGCGCCGGGTCCACGTGCTTGGGAAGGGCCGCCGCAAACTGCGGCTGCATGGCGGTCAGCTGGTTGCGGACCTGGTCGACAACGGTAAGTTGGCTCATCTTTTCTCCTGTGCTCCGGCCAATTCAGCCAGACTTAAAACCGGTGGCCGACCGGCGGCGGTGTTGCTTGTTTCCAAACAGTGTACCATCACTTTGTGGGTTTGCGTGGGTAAACTCGCAAATTTCTAAAGCCTGCTCGGCCCCCGTAAGATGTGCCCACCATGTTCTCTGTGATCAGCGTTGGCGGCGTGTCGGCCTGCAGCGCGCAGCTCACGCTGAACTCGCTGGTGAGGACCTTCTCGGCGTCTCCGATGTGCTTGAAAATATTGGCCTTGGCGACGTCCTTGTCCTCCTTGGCGTTGGCCTCTGCCTTGGCTGCCGCCTTGTAATCCAGCAGCAGATCGCGCAGGGTTTCATCGCCATCGGCGCTCAGAATCTTGCCCGGCTTGGCGTACTGGTTCAAGCGAATGATCACCTCGGCGTCGCCTGGCATCACGGGCTCGGGCTCCTGCCCCTCGTCCACCGTGCGCCAGAAGTCGGCCACCTTGGCTTTGATCGCGGCGATCACGTCCTCGTCGCGCAGGCGCTCGATCACCACGCCCCTGTTGCCAGCGATAAACGCGCCGATGAACGCCCGCTTGAAACCGCTCACGGCCATCTGGTGCTGGACCTGCATTTCAATGTGCTCCGGGGCCTCGATGCTGCCGTCCTCGTGCTCAATCCAGCCGTCGCGGAAGGCCAGGTAGTCCACGTTCTTGATCTCCAGGTGCACCGGCTCGCCCAGGTTGGTGATCACGAAGTCAAACGAGCTGCCCATGCGCAGGTCCGGGTCGCGCAAGTACTCCTTCATGGGCTTGACCTCCCAGCCCTGCTCCTCAGCGATGCCGTAGGCGATCGCGGCCTCCAGGCGGTTGCCCCACTTCATGCGGTCGTTGACAACGAACTCGGGCACGATGCCGGTGCGCTTGCGGTGCCAGAGGTCGAAGTGCGTGAGGTAAGGCGACATGCCAAACAGTGCCGCAGACTCGGTGCTGGTCACATCCAGTTTGCGCATGGCAAGCCAGTGCTCCTGGTTGCTGGGGACGATGATTTCAGTTGCCATTTTGTTTCTCCATGTGTTCTCCGATTTGTGCTGCCGCGCGGACGATGGCGCGGCGGGTGGCGGCGTAACGGTCGGTGCCATATTCCTCGTAAATATCTGTGTAATCCACGGTGTCTACCCGGACAAAAATTGAAAACATCACAAGAGACATGTCCAACTTCACCGCAAGCCGCAGCGCGTCGCCGTCGTCGGTGAGGGGGTTCCATTCGTCCTCAAGCCCCTCAATCCACAGGCCGCGTTGATGGGCTGCGGGAATGATCACGGCCAGCCCAGCCGCCTTCGCGGCCTTCTCCAATAGTTCGCGGTCAGTCATTGAGGCCTCCAAACAGCGCCAGCCCCGCAGCCTCTGGAAACCTCGCTCCGTGCGCCGCCACCATGTTGGCATCGATCACCTCGTTGAATCCATCACACGGCGCGATGTAATAACCCTCGTCGCCGTCGTCCTGCGTGGCATGCACGATGCCGATCAGGCCCCGGCCGCTGCTGAACCAGATTACTTTGTGGATTTTCATGCTGCCTCCGCTCTGGCGATGGCTTCGCGGGCCTCATCGACAACATCAAAGCTATCGCCGTCCATCTGGATGTAGTCCGATCGCTCGAGGGCGCTCACTGCCATTTTCAAGGCCTCCAGCAGTTCGTCGCGCTCGGCCTTGAGTGCATTGAAGTGCTCGAAGCAGTCGACGTTGGCGGCGTGCAGGCGACGCAGCTCGGTGGCGGCTTCTTTGTCCCAGCGCGTAGACAAACTCATACGCTCCAGCGTTTCAGCCAGCCTTATGGCTTCTGGTTGTGTGCTCATGCCTCACCCCCTGTCGCCTTGGCGATGGCGGCGCGGGCTTTGTCCGCTGCCCCCTCCCCGTAGCCAGTGCAGGCGTCCTCGTGACCGTCCAGCATGTCTTTCAGCGCCTCCAGCAGCTCAGGCGCGGCGGCGATCAGGCGCATGTCGTGCTTTGTAACCGATGAAAGTTTGACTTGAGCAACGTCCTTCAACCCAGCAGCGATCTGAGCGTAGTCATTGAACGCAGATTCCGTTTCTTTGCATGGCCACCATCTCCATGGCCCC